CTTCAATTCTTTTTTTATTCCTATCCATCAGCCTATTTGCCCAGTACCCAAATACGGGAAACAAACAACGTCTTGGATTCCAGACCACGGGCGACGGGTTGACGTGGCGCGGTTCAATTTCAGATACGGCTGCAATTCAACCGATAAATAATCAAAATGCTTGGGTTATTCTTGATACCGTCAACCTTAAAATATATTCCTTTGATTTTACGTCAAATGTTTGGAATGTATTACCTCAGGGGACAACTCTTGATACCACGTCTTTAAGTAATCGAATCAATTTAAAAGTTAATATTTCAGATACGGCTTCAATGCTTTTGCCTTACGCAAAGAAAAGTTATGTTGACACGGCTGGAAGGTTTTATGCTCGTCAAGATTTTAGCAACGTTCAATCTTCAACTTTAACTTGGACGCAAACAGATACATTAGTTCCCGCTGGTGTCAACGTGGTGCAAGTGTACCGTAATGGTCAAATATTGCTGCCTTCTCAATATACTATACCTACCAAAACATCGGTAGTTATTGCGGCAACCTCATATAAAGTAGGGGAAAATTATACCGTTATATTTCCAAAAGGTGGTGGCGGTGCTGGAAGTGGCGGTTCGGGAAGCCTTACAAGTATTTCAGCGGGAACTGGAATTATTGTTTCACCTGACCCGATAACAACCACGGGTACAGTATCGGCAAACTTAAACGTATTAATGGAATTGTCGGACACCGTTTCTTTATCCAACAGAATAAATACAAAGTTAACGGCAACCGACACCGCGTCATTAAGTAATAGAATAAACCTTAAATTAACGGCAACCGACACCGCGTCTTTATCAAATCGGATAAACCTAAAATTAAACGCAACCGACACGGCTTCGCTTTCCAACAGAATAAATGCAAAAGGCACGGGCACGGTCACAAGTGTTGTCACGGGTTACGGGTTGAGCGGTGGAACAATAACCTCAACGGGAACATTGGTTCTTGACTCAGCCGTTGTATTTTCACGCATACGGGATTCGATTGTTGACGTGGCTATTGGCAATGATACTATCAAGATTTTAAAACAAGAATATACATCAGTTACAACAAGTGTTTTAACTTGGACGGTGACAAATAAATTTCCCATTCAATCAAAATCTTTTATTTTGGTGTTTAGAAATGGGCAGTTACTTATTAATGACCAATACAACTTGACTGATACGAATAAAATTACCATTGTATCCAACTCATTTAAGGTTGGCGCTAATTATACGGTGGTCACGGTGTCGGGAATTGGTTCGGTTGGTACAGGGACTTTTCCAAACCCAGTCTACCCTGAGGCTGGAATTGCGGTTAGCACGGGGACAACGTGGACAACGTCTATTCCAAATAATTCAAGTAATTGGAACATTGCGTTTAATGATAAAATAAACAATGCAGCATTCTCAGGTACAACGACAAAGACATTGACCTTGACCCAATATGATGGCGGAACATTGACCGCGCCTTTTACCGATTTGCAAGGCATTGTTGCAGCTGATACGGCTGCAATGCTTACAAATTACCTTCGGTCAGGCGTTGCGGCATCAACGTATTTGCCTTTGACGGGAGGTACATTAACAGGCACAAGTAATGCTAATAATTATACCGATACTTTATTAAATGTAAATTATCAATATACTGGTTTTCCAACTAATCAAAATGTATCAGGAATAATAACAAATGTAAATACAAACGGGGAAAATGCTTTTGGTATAACATCCGAAGCAAGTACAATTTATAAAACCGCTATCGGTATAAAAGGGAAAGCTAATTTATTAGCAACTGGTGGCAATGGTGTTGCTTATGGTGTTCTTGGTGAAATTACGGCAACCGCTGGGGGTGGTAGTGCTTCAAATAGTTATGCTGGTTATTTTAATAATACCTCAACAATTAGCGACGGTAATCACTATGGCTTATATGTAAACACGGCATCGGGTGGAGATTATGGTATTTACCAAATAGGAAGTGGTACTAATTATTTTGGCAGCAATACAAGTATTGGTGGCACACTTGGTGTCACAGGCAACATCACCGAAGGTGGCAACAATGTTCTTACCAACCTTGATACGGCTTCGTTATCAAGTAGGATTGATTTAAAATTAAATAAAACGGATACCGCTTCTTTATCAAGTCGTATTAATCTTAAATTAAATAAAACTGATACTGCATCTTTATCAAGTCGCATAGATGGAAAGGTATCATTGACCGCAACTGAAACAATAGGTGGAACTAAAACATTTAATAATCTTGTCAATATAGGTAATCAAATGACAATAAGCGGTTCGGCTTCTAATGCAAATATATTACTTGGTAAAAACACAAGTAACAACGGAGTAGCTGATATAACACTTGGAACAGGGTTTAGTATTACAAGCAATGTTTTAAACGTAGCAATTCCAATTGAAAGATATTATTTTGATTTAGGAATTGTTGCTGGTGCTGCTGACAACTCCGCTTCAACCTATGATTTTACTTACGGTTCAAATATATTTATAGTACCAACAAGTTTAAATGGTTATTGTATTGATAGCGTTTATATTCGTGCAATCGGTTGTTCAACTTGTCCACCAGTTGCTGGTGATAAAGATTATTACGTCGGTGTTTATAAAGCCAATGCTGGAGCAAGGGTAACTACGTCTGGTGCAACTTTGGTGGGTTCTCAAATAACAATGAATGAGTACGATTTAAACGAGGTCAATAGAAATGATACATTATCAACAGGCGAGGCATGGTGGGTGTATTTAAATGGAACATACACCTCAGATATGGCTTATGTGACCGCTGGATTTATTGTTAAAAAAACTTGTAACTAAAACATAAACATGAAAAAAATACTTTTCCTTTTCCTTTTCCCTTGCCTTGCTTTGGCACAGTATCAAGGCAACGCTAACCAAAAGATTACGCTTGGCGAACAAACGACTGCCGACGGGCTGGTTTTCCGAGGTGTATTAAACGATACTGCTTTAATTACACCATTAAGCGATACAAGTGCTTATATTATTCTTGATACGGTAAATAATAAATTTTACAATTACAACCGTGCTACAAATGTTTGGAGCGTAGCTGGTGGTGGTACGGCAGTTACAAGCATAACTGGTGGTACAGGATTGACAGGTGGCACAATTACAAGCACGGGGACTTTGGCGGCTGATACCTCTTTTTTGTTTACTCAATCTGATACGCTAAGTTTAAATCTTACAAATAGGTTTGCGTCTAAATTAAATATTTCTGATACATTAAATATGTTATTGCCTTACTTTAGAGATGCTGATACAACTACATTAAATCTTACATCAAGATTTGCAACAAAACAAAACAATATAACACTTACTACAACGGGGTCAAGTGGAGCGGCTACTTTAACGGGAGCAACTTTAAACATTCCTCAATATAGTGGCGGTGGTGGTATTTCAGATGGAGACAAAGGCGATATTGATGTTACAAATAGTGGCGCAACATGGACAATAGACACAAGTGCTATTAGTTTATCTGGAAATAAAGTTACGGGAACATTGCCTGTGGCAAATGGGGGAACGAACACGGGAACACTAACGGCAAACAAAGTAATGGTTGGCAATGGGACAAGTGGTGTATTAACTCCAACTAATTTGCATTGGGATAATACAAATAGTAGATTGGGAATTGGTACGAATGCACCAGGAGAATTATTCTCTGTCGGTAGCACTAATCAATTTCAAGTTAATTCGTTAGGTGCAATATCGGCAAGTATAAATAATTCGACAGCACCATCTTTTATTGGTGGTTTGACTGTTCAAGCAAATGATGGTTACGCATCAATGGTATTTGGTCGGGCAAGTAATGACTCAAATTCACCATTAGTTGATTTTTATAAATACCGTGGAACATTAACAAGCAAAACTGTTGTTCAAAATGCAGATGGGATAGGAATGTTTATATTTGAAGGTTATGATGGTTCTTCAATTCAAAAAGGAGCTAAAATAGAAGGTCAGGTTGATGGTACTCCAGGTGCCTCAGATATGCCAGGTAGGTTGACATTTTGGACAACACCTGATGGCTCAGTTACTTTATCTGAAAGAATGCGTATATCTTCAACTGGTGCAGTTACTATAAATAATTTAGCAAATGCATCAAATCCAGTAAACGTTCAAGTTGACGTAAATGGAGTTTTGGTAAGAACATCATCTATTGATATTAAAGAAGATGTTCAAAGTTTACCCTATGGATTAAATGAAGTAATGCTTTTGCAGCCTTCAAAATTTAGTTATATAGATAAATATAAATATGGCGAAGGTTATGACATTGGTTTTATTGCCCAAGATGTTAACAATGTTATTCCCGAAGCAGTTGGCACAGGAATAGAAAGTGATATTTTCATGGATAGCGTAAAATTAATACCAGTCCTCACCAAAGCCATACAAGAGCAACAAGCCCTTATCAAGGCACTTGAACAAAGAATTTTAATCCTCGAAAATAAATAACATGAAAAACATACTTTTCTTCCTCCTCCTTCCTTTCTTTGCCTTATCGCAAGACGTTGTAAGCGATACAGTTTACATTCAAAAGCAAGGAAACATTTATTACATTGTTACTATGACCACGTTTAGTGATAGCACGGTGACTGGCAACAAACAAATACTTGGCGATTCATTGACTGCCATTGAAAGCCTTGTTACCGATGCTGAAAGGCAAAGCAACACAATAGCCATTCACGCAAAGCCATTGATTTTAAAAAGTAAATCGGTAAAGCGGATTAATTACTACAACAATTTGCATCAGCAGATAAGCGGCAGACCTGTATATGTTTCAACGGCACTCCGTGATACAACGGCTTTCCTTGGCGATTGGACATTGGTATTTAACGGGGAAAATATCCTTGGTGAAATACAGTTAAATGCTAACAAGCGTCTTATCTTTAATCCTGATAACGGCAAGGTGTATACAATCTCTACTAACCTATTGCTTAGTACCTTTACAAATCAAGTTAGCTTTTCATTTAATAATGTGAAATATGATTTGTACAAGTTTGCCAACGGTAAATTTGCAACCGTGGATAATGATGTTAGGCTCATAAAAAAGGAATGATGAAGTCAATAATAATTAACCTACTTAAACAAGGCTATGATTTCTTTGCCGTGGCATTGACAACTGGCTTTATCTTTTCCTTCTTCTTTCCAATTAAACACTTTTTGCTATTCACCATCGCAGTTGTCATAGCCGACACAATCACGGGAATCAAGGCAGCAAGGAAGGAAGGCAAGGCTATCACAAGCAAAGGACTGTACAGGACAACGGAAAAGATAGTCGTATATTTTACCTCAATCATGATTTTTCACGGTGCGCAGTTGACTTTTAATATTCCAATACCTATCGTATATATGGTAAGTTCAATCATTGCTGGCACAGAGTTGTTCAGCGTGGCAGAGAATGTAAAGCGAATAACTGGGGTAAATCTTGGAACAATAATAATGAGATTTTTCAGACGTTAAAATAAATAATTATGCAGACTAATTTAAAAGAGGCATTGAAAAATGCAGATGGGATAAAGTCACCGATGGGGGACATTGCTTGTTATTCCATGAACTTTGCCGAGTTAGCCTCGGAAATCAATGTTCATCTTGAAGGTAACAAGGTCAAATTCACTTGGCGGGAATATATCCAGTTGGCTCAAATCATTTGGGACAAGATTAAGGAAACATCTCAAGAATGTTCTGGGAAAACGATAGAAATAAAATTGCCGCCAAAATTATCTTTGATATCGGCTGCATTTGCCCTTATCGGGTTTAAGTTATAGGCGCAGAAAGTAACGCTACCTTATGCGACTTACGGGGCGATGTATTGATTTACGTCGCCCTTAAAAATATAAAATATGAAAGCAAATAAATTTTGTGTATTCCTTGACGCTGGTCATGGCGGCATTGACCCAAAGGTAAAGTTGCCAAATGGTTACACTACCTACCCTTCAAAGTGTTCTCAACACAACAACGGTACATTCCATTCCTACGGTTGGTTCTTTGAGGGCGTGTTCAATCGTGCCGTTACCGATTTAATTGGGCAGTATCTAAATGACTGGGGCTTTTCAACTTTAAAAGTTTACGACCCCATTATTGATGTTTCCCTTGGCAAAAGAGTTGCAAAGGCTAACTTTGCGGCAAAGACTTTTGAGGCTTCGTTATACCTAAGTATTCACGGAAACGCGGCGGCAAGTAAAGAAGCGCGGGGTTGGGAAGTGTTTACCTCAGTCGGGCAAACAAAGTCGGATATATACGCTGAGTTTCTTTATAAGGAAGTTAAAGATGGTTTTCCTAAATGGATATTTAGAAGCGACTTGTTAGACGGCGACCACGACAAAGAGGAAAGGTTTTACGTTTTAACCCAGACGGATATGCCAGCGGTATTATCTGAAAACGGTTTCTTCACTAATTATCACGATGCACGCATGATGTTTGACCCGACGTTTCAAAATACGTTGGCACTTTGTCACGCGCGCGCCGTGGTTGATTACGCAAAGACGCAAGGGGTAATATTTTAAAATGGAAAGGGTTGACGCCATTGCCAACCCTCTTATCACCACTTTCTAACTATTAAAACAAATGTAACCTATCTCTTAATTTATAATCTTATTTATAATCTTCAATGATAAATCTGTGACCGTGTCACCGTCTGAACTTTTATACAACCGATAAGCAATCGTAAGCATTCGCCCTTTGTCCATTGCCTCAATAGGCGGCTTCCCGTTGGGTAGTAATGGCTCAAGATAAAACTTTAAAACGGCTATTTTACTATTTACCCCGTCAACATATCTTAATGGCTTGGGGTAATTTTTAGCAATGTTCTCAATTTCTCTCCATGTAGTAACGTCAATGCCGTCAATTAACTCATAACTTTTTTTCATGCTTTTGATAATTTTTTGCTTGTAATGCCAACGTAAAACAGTCAATTTCGTCTTGACTTATTTTAGCTGGTTTAAAATGTGGTTCAAATTTGTAACCTTCGCGTTCAAAGATTTTTAAAAATATTTCCTTTCCCCATTTTTTACCCTTTGCCTCAGGGGATATATTGTAACCCTCATACCCATTTTCTTTTATCCATTCGTAGGCAATACGGGAAGCGCCTTGATTCATTCCAACATTTCGGGACATACGGGAAAGGATTGAGCGGTTAATTGAGGAATTAAATGTTACATTCTGAAGGCTGCTATCTTCGACCAAAACAACAGGACTTTCGTATTGCGCCCACTTAGGTACATCAAGGATAAAATCCACGAACCTTTTATATTTCGTGAATTTTACCTCTTTGTTTTGAATTATGCAAGCCGCCATTCCGTTTATTCTTATTGCTGGGTCAACCCCGATGTATGTCCTCAAAGTGTTATCGTTTGAAACGAAGTTACATAAGGTTTAAATTCTTTTTGCGTTTCCTCTTTGATTATTTTTACGACTGGCTTTCTCTTGCGGCGTTTGATAACCTTTGGCTCAGTCAAACCATAAGCCTCAACCCCTTTATTGACAAAATTTATTTCCAAAAGGTAACCAAAGCAAACAATCGTTCCCACGAAAAAGAACATCGTAATAAATTCGCTGCCAGAATATTTGTCTTGTAAACCAAAGAACAATTCTATTAAAGCGATTACCGTTGCTCCTAAGGCTATTTTAGGCGGATAAGGGCTTCTACCCTTAGTTGGGTTGAGAAAGTCCATGAAAACGACTGCAAAGCGCCCTAATTGTAAAATACTGGTGGCTGCAAGTGCAACCCAGAAATTAATCGGTAGAAATATAGCCGTCAAATAAGCATTGACGCCGTAGGTAAGGATAATGGTCAAAAGCATAATTGTTGGAATATTGTCCGCAATGCTTTCAAAAGTCCATTTAAATTGAATGTTGGTGAAATTCTTTTCCATTTTGTTTTTTGTTAAGTGGTGAAAAAAGTTGGGCAGTTGGGGGACTGCCCTGTTAAGGTGATTTAAATTGATATTATTTTATATCCAAAATGTTGAATAAAAAAATCAAAAGTATTTCTACCCATTCTTTGTAAATGATTCCCTTTAAACCAAAGGTATTTTTCCGTACATCTTTCTACTACAACTTGTACTGGTTGATTCATTTTTTCAGTAGATAGATTCAATCTTATTTCTACTATTGAACCTTTTTTTAAATCATGTACTGTCATTTTGTTGTGTTTTTAAAGTTGTGAAATATCGTTTGTTATTTTCAATACGTAAATTTAAAAACAAATTTTGATATATAAAAATATTTACACAATTATTTTTAAAAAAAAATCAAAAAACATTAAATTCCTTCTTCAAAGGGAAATTATCCCGTTTGATTTGCCAGTATTCAGCCATGAGCGAAGCGCGAAACTTGTAATCACGGTCGGTGTGATAACCAGATTTGTAAACACATTTACAAATGGATTCGTACAACTTGATTCCTTTCATCTTGTAATTTGCCTTTTTGCAATCGGCATATCTTCCTGAGTTCAAAACGCCAGCCCAAAGTTTCATACCTTCTTCCGTGCTGGACGCCTTCATGAACTTAGCCTTAATATACTTATCCCTTCCACGGATTACCTCGCGAGTTCTGTAAGTCACATATTTTCCATTCTTCAAAGCCTTGACCCCACCAGCGTTGGCGTGCTTTCGCCAGAGTTCTGTTTCAATTCCTTGACTGGTTGCCTCAATGATGAAGAAGGAATAAATCATCGACACGGGAAAGTCGGTTAACAGGTGTACGTTCATTAACATTGATTCGTAGCAATAGGCAAGGTAAATGCGTCGCAACTTTGCTTTATCAATATTTGCAAGGTTACGAAAGCCGCGTCCTTCCAGCGTTTGCCTTAATTGGTTTCCTGATAACTTGCGAACCTCGTAACCGTAGGAACGTGACCCGTAGGCGCTTTCGTCTATCTCTTTGCTTTCTTCCTTTACTGGAAAAGTCAGCGTTGTAATTTTATGAACATACACCGTGTCGCGCTCAATGATTGGCACAAAGGAAGTATAATTGTACTGCGTGTTAATCGGTGAATAAATCAACCCGATAACAAAAGCTATTCCGATGCCAGCGGCTACCTGATACGGCAGCCGCTTATTTTGTGGAACGTAGGTTTCAATGATTGGCTCTTTCATAATTATTCAATTACTAATTCAGCGTAAAAATATCCACCGTCGTATTCAATACTTTCGCTACCCGCTTCGGCAATAACATTGCCGTCGCAGTCACGGACAAGTCCACCGTAAACAAATTCGTCCTCAGGAAAATAATCCTCGCCTCGCATTTTTTCGTAAAACTTTTCAACGGCTTCACGCTTTGTGAAGGCTTCTATTTCGTAATTTAAATCGTGGTATCTTTTGGCGTTGCCAAAATACATAACGGCATAAAGTTTGGTTTCCATTTGTTTTGTTTTTAGTTTTTAAAATCAATTAATCCATGTTTGTTTTCCGCATGATGAAAAAATATATGTTCTTCCAATTAGTCCAAATTTTTCTTGTAAATTTTGAGCAATAATAATTCCGTGCTCAAATGAGTGGGCAGATTTTACCCACTCAAAATTTTTATGCTGAATTGTAATTTTAATATTGCGTTGCATGTCTTTCCGCGGTTAATTCCATTGCTATTTTAGCTAACTTACTTTCTAATTCTTTTATATTTTTAAGCAAATTAGGTTGAAAATAACTAACAGTTGTTGATTTTAATGTATAAAGTAATTCAATTCTTGATTGAGTACTGTTAAAATCAAATTGTAATTGTTGTAAAGTTGTCATTTTGGTTTGTTTTTTAAGTAATAAAATACGTTTGTTAATTTCAATATGTAAATTTAATTATAAATATTTACAAATAAAAATATTTACACAATTATTTTTTAAAAAAAATCCCGCACCAATAAGATACGGGATTAAATCAACCTAAATGAATTAAAATGAAGCAATACTTATTTCTTTCTCAGGTACATCAATGCCCAGTTCTTTAAACTTTTTAATCGCTTCTTCCACGTTTGCGGCGTCGGTTATAATCCTTCCGCTTTTCCATTTGATTTCGTATTTCATCAGTACCATTTTTTTATTAAGTCAACAATAAAGTAAATGGCAAAAGCAAGGGTAAGGATTCCACCAGCGGCAACGATAATAGTCGCGGTGTCCCTAATTAATTTTTCTCTTTCTCGTTCTGTAAGCATTTTTTTTCTTTTTGTTTTAACCTATACTCAGCCATGTAGGCTTTTAATTTATCAAGGTTGTTTAAGTAATAATTATGATTTCGTTCTCTTTCCTTTTCAAGTTGTTCAGTAGTCCAAGTCATTCTTAACTTTTTTCTGTATGTACTATTTTGCAGCCGTCTTTTTTCTTTTTGAAATTTACTTAAATTCTTTCTATAATTTACCATATAGGCGGCACGTTGCGCTTTTTTTTCTTCATCTGTCATAATTACTTATTTAAATAATTTTTAGAAGCAACAGGGTCTTTGCCTTGATTAGAATACTTGGCGTCTTGCTTTTTGTCATAAGATATATTTGGCATTTCACTTATATCCTGATAGGTAAGTTGCGCAATTTTCATACCCTGATATATCTTCAATGGCTGAACAGTCAAAAGTTCCAGCGTCCAATGTCCCTTGAATCCAACGTCGCCAAATCCAGCGGTGACGTGGACAAATAAACCCAATCTTCCAAGCGAACTTTTTCCTTGGATAATTGGAACGTGTCTAATAGTCTCGGTATATTCTATTGTTGAAGCAAGGTAAACAATACCAGGTTGTAATATCAAGCCTTCCTCTGGAATTATCATTGTTGTTGACGGGTTTTTCTTGCGAACGTCCAATACGCGTTCCGTGTAAAGTAACAAGGTATTTGACAAAGTTAAGTCGTAGGAATTAGTGCCAAGGTTCTCAGGATTATAAGGCTCAATAACAATGTTTCCCTCGGCTATTTCGTCAATGATGGTTTTGTCGGTTAAAATCATTTTTCTTTATTTTAATGAGTATGTAAATAACTTTTATAAACCTCGCTTATTTGCTTACAAGTCTGCTCAATTAAGACAATGGCTTTAAGCAAGTCTTCCATTTCAAAAGTGTGACGCAATTCATGACTTTCACCCGTGAAAGATAAACCGTTTTTTGTTTTCTTTGTACCAAGCCAGTTGATTTGACTTTCTGGAATTGATTCACCATTTACAAACATTGCCAGCGCGTAAACTTTCATTTGAAGGCTATTCTGTAACGTGTCCATTGTCCACGGTCTGCCTGAGGTCTTAAAGTCAATAACGCGATTGTTGTGAACGTCCCAAGCATCTATATAGCCAACCACTTGTATATCATTAATGGAAAGGCTTATTGGCTTTTCAGCCTCCAATCCTTTGAAACTTTGTATTTTGTCAATGTAAAAATCGGGAAAGGTTTCCATAATAATTCCATTGGTTATAAATGCTTCCGTATCCTCGGCAAAGCGTTTGCCAAAGTCCATATAAATAGACGGTTCTTCAGGAATGTTTAAAAAGTATCGGTTGATGTACTTTTGGCGGTCAGAATACCAAAGGTTTATTTGGCTGACTGATATATATTTTTTTGGAAGGAGCATAGCTATTCGTTTTCATTAGATTTATAAAAAACTTCGCGACCATAAAGAAAACCATCTGCATAAGCCTTTTCAATTTCTTCTTTGTACATTTTCTTTGCCTCATTTAAAGCATCAAGAATGTCTTTGTATTCACTTTCGTAAAATTCTGAGGCGTCAAGCACTTTATCGTAAAAGTATTCTATTGACGTTTCTTTTTCTTCTTGGTTTTCCATGTTATTTTGTTTTTGCGGCGCGGTAAAACCCCAGCCATATTTCAGGCTGGGGAAAAAACGTACCAAATTGATTAAAAATATTTTCCTAATTGAATAAATATCGTGGCGGCGGCAGGTTGCGCCTGGGCAGGCTCAAGTCCTGAGGCTTGCAACTGATGAAATATGTCAGCGTAAACCGAGGTCATTAACGTTGCCTTTTCGCTTATTTCCTCAGCCGTTAATTTTTCGTTTGTTTTAGGGGCTACATTTGCCGCCTCTTGCACGTTAGTTTGTTCCGTGGGTGTTTGTACCTTTTCGGGTATTTCGTTCGCCGTAACCATGTCAAAAGCCACCTTGTAGCTTTTCCCGTCGTGGATAATCGTAACGACATCGTCTTTCTTTAATGCCATCAACTTGTTATCGTCTGGTTTGCCGTAAACACGGATGTCTGTACCGTTATCAAGTGTAATGGCGGCGTTGATAGAAGGACCGTATTGCCCTTCAAAAACTTTGCCAGCCGTATATTTAACCCTGCCTTTTAGAATATTCATTTCCCATTTGAATTTGAAAGTTTTGAGAATCGTACCACATTTGTTTTTTATGGTTGCTTATTTTTTTCCAGTCTATCTCATCATTGTAGTGAACGGCTTTTCCTGAGACAAACCATTTTTCAAGTTCACCAACCCCTTTTTGCCTCCACCATTTTTTCAGGTGGTCAGGCTCAACAATATGGGAAGGGCAAACGGTGATTGAGGCGTTTAACGCAAAGTCTTGTATTTTCATTTTACTGGTATTTTTTCCATTTCATTAATAATCCTGCTGCATTCTTCAACTAATCCATCGCTAAGTTTTGTTGTCCATGACTTCTTTTTACCCATTGAATGGGCTAAAAACCTGTTGCTCATGTCAACGATTTCGTCTTTGTAACATTGATAAGGGTTAGCTATATAAAGCCTTCGTACACTGTACATGTATCTTAAAGAAAACATATACATGTCCAGTGCAATGCGCCAAGATTCTTCTTCTCTTTCCTTTGCTAAGTCAAGTTGTTCTTTTAGGGAATTAGAATAATCTTTGTAAAGATTGCTTTCAAGTTTAATTTGTAAGTTGTCCATGATTGGTTGTTTTAAAGTGATTTTTAATTATTAATGATTACCCAGTCCATTTCATTCTCAGCAACAAGAGGCATGAGATTGTAACGGTTGATTTTTGGGTATAACTCCAAGTCAATGTCATGCGGCTCAAATGTCCAGCCGTGAACCTGAATGTTATCGTCTGGGCTATACGGTTTGTTTTGATTATACAAACCAAAGCCACTTGAGAAAACAACGTGTATATAATGCCCTTTCTTTTTATCAAGGGTGCATTTGACGGTATATTTTGTAATCATGTTGGTAGGTTTTAAAAATGGGCGGAGTGGTTACCGCCCTGTTTTGTTAAACTAAATAATCCTTGTTGACTGCCTCTTCGTATGTATCAAATTCCAACTCTTCGCCTTTATTATCGTAGGCGATAAAACATGGCTCTTGACCAAAGCAACTACAAATGACTATTCCGTTGGAAAGCATTAACCAAACATTCCCAGTCTGAAGATTAAAGCCAACGTCTTCAATGTCATTCTTCCTAATCTCATAGTCACTATTGTAAGTGTCTAAAATAATTCTTAGGCTTTCTAAATCTGAACCGCCTAAAGTGTTTAAAAAATCTGCAATTCTTTCCATTTTGGTTGTTTTTTTGTTTTAATCAATATGTAAATTTAAAAATAAATATTCATATAAAAAAATATTTACAACATTTATTTTAAAAAAAAGTGAGGCATATTTTTACACCTCACCAAAAAAAAAACACATAGTATAAAGCAGTAATGATTAATCTCTTAATAACACCTTTCGCCAGACGGCTAATTTAAATGCCAATGCCTTTGCCCGTGGAATATTACCTTCCTCAATCTTACGCAAATGATTCTTGCGGTCAATTAAATTATCTGAATCAGGCTTTTCATTTAATGCCATCGCCTTTGCTTCTTCCCATAGCTTTTCTTTTTCCCCGTCTTCCCAAACAATGTAGCCACGCTTAACGCAAATGTCGAACCAAAATACTGGAATATCATCAATGTTAGGCGAATGAAAGTTTTTTAACTTATTGTCAAAGTCATTGTCGTATTCTTCAGCAACTTTGCCCAGCCTCTTCAATCTGTCTTCTTCTTCCTTCTTCGCTTGTAGGTCGCTATCCATTGCAAAATAAATCTTTTGCCGCCAGTTAATATAAGCGGTCAGAATACGACCAATAGCATGAAGGTCAACTTTGCCATATAACTTATGGTCGTTTATATCAAGTTCTTGCTTTGCAAACTTTTCAAATGCCAGCCTAATTTCATCAACGGAAATCAATTTGTAAGTTGCGATAAAGTCGGTTACCTCGACAAGGTGTTCGGGGCTTGCCTCAATGCCGTATAATGGCAAAAGTTGTTTAATGACTTGGTTAATTTTTGGTAAGGATTCCATGATGCCTGTTTTAAACAAGCGTTTTTCACGGTTGTCGATAACAATTTGAATATCCTGAACCTTTTCTTCAATTGTCATTGCAATGGCTGGTAAATTCATAAAAATTAATTTTTGTTTATAAATATACAATAAAAAATTTACAAATTTAAAATATAATCTCCCCATTGTTTTGCCATAGCATCGGCAATACCCGGGAATGTCTTAGACCTTACTTTGCTTCTTTCTTCGCCTTTTAAATTTCTTGATTCCTTATACCATAAAGCTTGTTTTTTTTTCTTTCCAGTTTTTTTATCAATCCATTCAAAAAATTCTCCTTTTTCTGTATGAGTTATTACATCATCAAATAAATTAGGTGTAGCGTTGTGATATAATTTTGGTAAATTTTTTAACCAAAGGCAAGTTGTTTTCTGTGCTTTATCACCAAAATAATATGGTTGAATGAATTGAGATGGAGTCATATAATTTTTACTCATTATTCCAACTGGATTTTTAATTGCAATATGCTTAATATTTGCTTTTGCAATTTTTAAAAAAAAATCAATACCTTGTTGCTGCCTTCCATCCTTTATTTTTTGTTCAAACCATTGTGAACCACTTACTGCTAAATGCGTGCATGGTGGAAAAGCAATCATTGCGTCCCAATTATCATCAATAATTTCAAAAACATCACATTGATAATGTTTAGCATTTATATTTCTATTAGGTTGTATATCGCAACTCCATGCATCAAAACCTAATTCTTCAAATCTTCCTCTTACCTCATCACTTTCTTCACAAGCTATTAAAATTCTTTTCATTTTTATTGTGTTTGATATTTCTTCATCTTTTCTGCAAGTAACCTTTCCACTTCGTCATCATAGGCTTTTTTCTTTGCCGCTGGGCTGGATGTCTGGTAAGCCGTGTATATTTTCCCAGCTTGTCCGTACAATGTCGCTGGGTTAAAGTTAGCTTTAATCCATTTGTCATTCAAGTCCCAAGCTGCTTGTAAAAATACTTTTAATGCCGTAATGTTATCACCATTCCTATCAACTTTTTCAATCCAACGCATAAGGTAAACCATGCCGCCAGCATCTTTTGGGCTCATAATATAATGCCCGTTTTTATCGGTCGGGTAGGCTGCACCTGATAACTGTTCAAAGGTTTGACAGAACACGGTAAAGGCTTCGTAGGTGGGGTTTGGCTTGCGCTCCCCCTTTTCTTTTTCTTTACCCGCAGTTTCTTTTTCTTTTTCAACAATGGAGACAATAGTAAACGGGTTTACTTTGCTACTTTGAGAATCATTAATTACAACCTTTTTAAAGTGCGAAAACTCGTTTTCAATCTCTTTTTTTAAGTTAGTATTTATAATAGTCTTTATTTCTTTCAAGTCTTTATTTATTAGTGACGAATTTTTCCGTGTCGGATTTTTACCGTTACGGGTTTTTACCGTGTCGGTATTTTCCATACACGGTGAAAAATTTAGGGTATAATCGTAGCTATCAAATTTCCCAGTTTCCCGACGTTGTTCCCGATTTAAATAACCAGTTTGCAAAAGTTCTTCAATGTATTTCCTCAAGGTGTCCTTAGTGTACCCCAGTTCCTTTGCCATTACTCCTTGGTAAAATTTCCATTCATCAGGCATTGAAGCCATGTAACAAAAAAGGAAACGTGCGCGGTCGCTGAGATTTTTGTTTCGGATAATGTCATTGGGAATAATGGTAAAATTATCCTTGATTTTATTATTTAACTTGTTCATTTTTCTATATTTTAAAATTATTATTATCACAATGGTTTTCAAACATCTCGATAACCTCTAAAACATTTTTTTGTACGGTTGTTTTACACCATTTTCTTTTGTAGTATAGTTCCGATACATTTTGTTTAGATACAATTATATCATCATTAACGTCGTGTACATGATGCCTAAAAACAATTACAACAACCCTTTTATTTCCATCTAAAATTGCATTAGCTAAATTTTCAAGAGCCATTCTTTGTCCTTTTGGAAGTTCAGCGTCACTATGTTTGCCTTCTAAAATTATAAATGCTTTACCATTATAATCTATAATTCCATCAATATCTGTTGGAGTTATATTTCTTCTTCTTATCAATCCTAAAAAGCTATTGATTTGTCTGGCTCGACTTTTATATTTTAATTCATCTTTTTTAAAAAATTCTGACATTATATTATAAAAAAACCCAACGGTGGAAGACGCTGGGTTAGGTGAACAATGCGGAATTGTCCTAAATTCTTTTGAGTGACTTCCACACCAGTCAAAAGAATTCGTAAATATATAATTTTATATTTACTTTGCACGACAAAGATAAAAATAATTTTGCTAAAAATAATTTATTATTTATAAAATAATAAAGTTTATCTTTGCCTTATGAATTACCTCGTTATTACCTCAATTACTGGAAACAAAGACGTACTGGTTGACCCAGACACAACCTTTGATAATTGTACTTATGTCGCTTTTGTCGATGAAATTAATCATAACCTTAATGTATGGAATCAAGTAAAGAACCATGAATTTTCCATGATTGACCCGTTAAGGCATAGGCGCAACGCAAAGGCTGAAAAGATACTTTGCATTCCTCAGGTTATGAACACGGCTTTTGATTATATCATTTGGCACGATGGAACGCACCAACTGGCAATGAACCCCGCAGATATTATAAAAGAATATGTGGACGCTGATATGTTTCTTTTTCGTCACGCGCAAAGACGTTGTTTATATCAGGAAATTGCCGCCGTGATTGAGGCAAAGTTGGATAATGAAGACCTCGTTAAAAGCCAAATGGAATTTTATCAACGCGTTGGAATGCCGCCTTACTTTGGGCTTTATGAAATGGGTTGCTATATTCGAAAAGTAAATCAAGTGACTATTGATTTTGGCTTGGCTTGGTTTGAGCAAGTTTGCAAGTATTCCAGCCGTGACCAGATTTCTTTTCCTTTTGTGCTTTGGAACTTTGAAGAAAGGCTAAAGGTTGCAATTCTTAAAGGTAACTGTTCAAAGTACATCGGGACGCCGTTTGAAAACGATGGAAACATATATTTTATAAACCATGCAAATCATATAAAATGATACCTTTATTTAAAGTAGCCATGAACCCAGAAGCAGATAAAGCGGTGGGTAAAGTTTTAAACTCAGGATTTATTGGTCAAGGTGAGGTCGTTGAGATGTTTGAATTTCAGTTGGAACAATGCTTTAATAACTCGTACCTCGTAACAGTTAACTCGGGTACATCGGCGCTACATTTGGCATTAAGGCTTATTAAGGATAAACACCCCGATAAGAAATACATTATCTCAACCCCGTTGACTTGCACGGCGACGAACTGGGCAATCTTAGCGGCTGGGTTTGAAATCATTTGGGCAGATATTGAACCAAACACTTTAAACATTTGCCCTTTGTCGGTGGCTAAATCTGTTACGCCTTTAGTCGCAGCCGTTATGGTTGTTCATTGGGGAGGGGCAGCGGCAGACGTAAAAAAGATAAAGTCATTGACTGGGTTGCATATTATCGAAGATTGCGCCCACGCTTTTGGGTCATATTATGAATTACCAGCTACTTTGGAAGAAAATACAAAGGTTGGCAACTCAGGTAATTACTGTTGTTTTTCATTTCAAGCAATAAAGCACCTAACCACGGGTGACGGTGGAATGTTGATTTTACCAAATGAGGAAGAATATAAAAAGGCAAAGTTGCTTCGTTGGTATGGTATTGACCGTGAAGGCGACAGAAAGGACTTTCGATGTGAAGAACCGATAAAGGATTGGGGATATAAATTTCACATGAACGACATCAACGCCGCCATAGGTATTGAAAACCTAAAAATCGTAGGTGATAATATTAGAAGACATATAAATAACGCTGGGTTTTATGACTATTGGTTAAATGAATATGCGCCAAAAATAAATACTTTGTATTACGATGAGGGGTCGGCTTATTGGATTTATTCTATATTGGTTGAGGAAAGAGATAATTTCCAAAAAGCAATGAAAGACCGTGGCGTAATGTGTAGCCAAGTTCACGAGCGTAACGATTTACACCCATGCGTAAGTAGGTACAGAACAGAATTGCCAAACCTTGAAAAGGTAATTGGTAAATTGAGCAGCCTTCCCGTTGGTTGGTGGGTGACGGACGAAGACAGAGAATATATTGTTGAACAGATAAAAAAAGGTTGGTAATGATTAAATTAATTGTTTCGGGTCGCGTTGGTCAAGACGCTGAGATTAAAAGTGTGGGTGATAATACGGTTTGTTCCTTTTCGGTCGCACACACGGAAAAGGTTTACGGGGCGACACCTTCGGAAAAAACGATTTGGGTCACGGCTTCAATTTGGGGTGAACGTGCGGTTAAACTTGCGCCTCACATTTTAAAGGGTACTTATGTCGTAATCGAAGGGTCGGGCAGCGTGAATGGATACATTAATAAAAATACTGGAGCGGCTGAAGCAGTTATAAGATGTATGGTTAATTCCCTTGAATTTGGCGGTAAGCCAACGGCGGGAGAAAACAACCCGAAGATAACAACCGATACAGTAACCACTCAAGATGATTTTCCTTTCTAATGGCATATTACAACTACCACATTCCCTCAAGTTATCATAAGAATAACATCGGTAAAACCTTATATAACACGGTTCTTACAATGAACCCGTCCTCTATCATTGAGTTTGGAACGTTACACGGTTATTCAGCCGTCGCAATGGCTCAAGCACTTAGGGATTTAGATAGCGATACAGTAATAATGTGTCATGACCTTTGGCAAAAGTACCCGTACAAAAATACGTCAATGGAAAAGACGCAAGATACCATTGATGCGCTGGGGCTTACGAAATATATTGAGTTGATAGAAATGGATTTTTACAACTGGAAACCAGAACCCTTTGACCTGATGCACTTTGATATAAGTAACCACGCGGGACATTTACGGTATTTAAAAAGTCTAAAAGATTATCACTTTTTATACGGAACAATTCTTTTTGAAGGTGGCAGCAAGCAAAGGGACAAAGTAGAATGGATGAAGGACTTTCAGCCAATTAATTCATCGGGCATTAATTTTATTACCATTAACGAGGATTTCCCTTCATTATCTCTTCTTTTATGAAATTAGCCGTTGTTGCCTCAGGTTGGCACTTTCCTTTAGATTTTTATGAATCAGTCGCACGGCAAATCGTGGTCAAGGACTGGGAATATCATTTATTTTGTATTTCACACCGTGACCCAATGTATTCAAAGGAAGAGAAAACTGGGTTAAACCTAAAGGAATTAGACACGATTCTTTATAAAGAAATTGCAACGATTGAGCAGATTAAACAACTTGGCTGGAATTATAAAGAATACCCAAACACCGTCGGCGACTGGGGTTGTTCAAATCAATGGTTGGAAGAACACAATTTCACGGAATACGATTTGCTTTTATTTACCCACGATGATAATTTTATTCATAATTACAAATGGTTTGGCAATATTATTCACTTTATGAACGGCGACTGGGAGATACTTAGTAATTCGTGCGGCGACCCCGTTGGTTGGCTTCGTGGTTCTTGCGAGTTCTTTAAACCTTCATTATTACATAAGATTGGCGGCAAGTTTGATTTATCATTGGTCAATTTAAACCGAGAAGGGCAAGTTTATTCCCCAGATAAATGGGTAGATATTTTTGACTGGAATAATACGGTACACCCATTAATGAAATTTATAGCAGATAACAAAATAGTGGTCGGTCATTTATCAAAGACGTATCGGCATTCAATGTTTGTCTCTGAGGGTGAACGTGGATTTATTTCCCCTATTTTAAAAAAATAATATTATATTTGTATAATAATTTAAATAAAATGAACACAACAAAACCTCAGGAAATGTACGGGGTAACCTTTAGAAACAAGGTTATAAGGCAGCGCCTACTTGATATTCAATACGATTTATGGAAG